TGGTCTATGGTATATAGAAAACTCTTTAACCTCTATTAACCAACCTGATCCAGTGTCTGAACATAATTCAATACTCTGGAACTCTGGTAGAGATGAGGATAAAGCTATTGCTAGGGAACAGAAAAGAAGACTACATTATGTAAGTAATGTCTTAGTTATTTCTGATCCTGATAATCCACAGAACGAAGGAAAAGTATTCCTTTATAAGTTCGGTAAAAAAATCTTTGATAAAATCATGGATGTTATGCAACCACAATTTGCCGATGAAGAACCAGTAAATCCATTTGATTTCTGGGAAGGCGCTGATTTCAAAATTAAAATCAGAAAAGTTGAAGGTTGGGTAAACTATGATAAGTCAGAATTTAGTTCACCATCATCTTTATTTGACGGTGATGAAACAAGATTGACAGAAGTATATGGTCAACTATATGCTTTACAAGATTTTGTGGATCCTAAAAACTATAAAACTTATGATGAGTTAAAAGCTAAACTCAATAGAGTGTTAGGTATTGATGCAGGTTTCTCAATGGATGCTCCTCAACCAGCTCCAGTTGCTGAGGCACCAACAATGCAAACAGCTGATACATCTTTTCCACCAGCTGATGATGGTAACGAAGATGATACTCTAAGTTATTTTGCTAAATTAGCAAAAGAATCGTAGTCGCAATTGCGGCCAGGCTGAATATGTATACGTATTGCAGTCGAAAGTAGGGAGTCGAAAGGCTCCCTTTTTTTATCTGTTATTTGCAGATGCAGATGCTAAATCACCACTTGTAGGAGAAGCAGGTGAATACGCCATGACTACATTTGTATTTGAATTTGTTGATGGACTATTTTGTTGTGTCACTGCTGTAACTACTGTTTGTTTATTGGTCCCAGCTTCTGATTGAGCGTTTTCTTGAGATGTAGCTAACATTTCTGATCCACTACCAACATCTCCTTTGTCCATTATTTCACCTGTATCAGGATTTATACCTGCATATTCATATACAGCATCAGGTACTAATCTTGCTGCAGCACCACTTATACTATACCAAGGTTTACCTGGATCTGGTAAACCAGCACGTAGCACTCCTTTAATAAAGTTACTAATTGTATCGCCAATATCTGATATAAAATTGCCAACACTTTCTAAAGCTCCAAAGAAGCCTTCTTTAATTTTAGTTCCAAGATTAGTAAAGAAATTAATTACAGGATCTAAAACGCTTTCTGTTATCCATGTTTTAAAGTTAAATGATTCCCACCAAGTAGATATCATTTCAGTTGTAGAAGCCCAAGCATTACTTAAAAATTCTCGTATCATTCTTGCTGGACCAAAGAAAAGGAATTCAGTTACTTGATCAACCAATCCTCGTACATCAAAATCAAGAATGGCCTGACCTTTTTCTTCACTAAATAATCCTACAAACTTTCCAATTAGCCATTGTGGTAAATCGAGGAAAAAGCCAACAAGCTCTCTAAATGTTGTTTTTAAACCAGTTTCTACCTTTTCAAAAAATGATCCTTCTTTTTGAAAGCCAGCAATAATACCTTGTACAGAGTACCATATTGCAGCTACAGGTAGAAATAATTTTCCAATTAATTTCCCTATTTTACCAAATAGCCCTACTACTTTACTTCCTTTTGAGCCTTTAAAGAATCCACCAATCCTATTACCAATCTCTTTAAATTTGCCAAAAAAGTTTTTAAGTTTTTTTGTTAAGTTACCAAAAACGTTTTTAATATTTGAAGGCCTTAAAAAGTTAAATCCTTTTTTAAGAAAATCAAATGTTTTTGTTATACCTGTAAAAACAAATCGTAAAACTTTAAAGAGTGCACTAAGACCTCTAATGAGTGGACCAATAAGAAACGCACTTATGAATAATAATACACCAGTTACTGAACCAGCATCTTGGCCTAATCTTTTCCATGCTTCGCTAAAATCACCTTTCATGAATAAATCAAAAGCTTCAACTAAAGCGACCATTCCATCTATACCTTTTTTTAATATTTCAAAGAATTTTTCTGGATCAATAAATAATAACGCTGTAGCTATGAGACCACCTGCAGCCAAAGCATTAGATGTAAAGCTTTCTATACCTGATGCAACTTTATCCAATCCATTAGACATTTTAAGTAAAAGACTATTAGCTTCTGCTTGTTCTTTAGCCTTTTCTCTACGTTCTTCTTCAGATTCTGCATTCTCTCTAATAACTTCAATTGTTTCTAAAGCTAAAGCTTTTTCTTCTTCTGATGCTTTTGGATCCTCAAGCATTTTACGAGCCATCGTAAACTCATTTTTTAATTCATTGAGACCGTATTTACTAATAAGTTTTTCTATATTAGTTACATCATCTGTTAGTTTTGCTTCAGCTTTCTTTTCTTCAGTACCTTCTCTTATAGCAGCAATAAGTGACGACATAGCCTTTGTGTTAGCGGCCAAATCCTCTTTTGTTTGTTTATCAGCAAAGTTTTGACTTTGTTGTTTTCCAGACAATGGACTATTTCGTCTATGTTCTGAAATACCTGGTAACTTATCGTCTGCCATATCCTATCCTATTTACCGCCGAAAGCACGACCAGCTTCACTAATACCAAATGCACCAAGTGTTACTACAACAAATGATGTATAAATTGTATCAGAAATTACTAAGTCTTGTCCCATAAATGCTGTGATCAAATCACATACACCAAAGACTGTCATGAGAAAGAATGATATAAAACCAATAATTGCTTTTTCGTTTACATCATTGTCATCTAAAAAGATGTCCATGAATTTTCTTTGTGGTGGAGCAAGTCTTTTCTTTGCTTCTGCAGCTTCTAATTGCATATCCTTAATAGTATCTTCAGCTTGATCAAGTTTATCAATCAAAGCCATATACTTATCAAGGTCTATTTCGACTTCATTTCTATCGTTATCAACATTATCAGCCATTATCTTCTCCTATTTTCGTTTTTAATACGTTCGTTTTCTTTTTTAATCCAATCTTGTAGAAGAGCTACATATATCTCCCTCTCCCACGGCATCATATTATCTAATTCAGTTAAACTATAATTATGATGCTGCATCATCGCGAAATTTGTCTTATAATGGTTTACAAGACTATCGTGCGAGAGGCCTAGGTAAAAAAACTTTGTAAGCCTCTTAATTCAATTTTATTATTGTGTTTACAATTAGCACAATTAAAATTAGCATCATATGTTATAGCAGGTAAATCCTGAAAAAAATCAGAAATCTTTTTAAACTGTTCACTATTTAAGTTATCTAAAAAGTCTTCTAATTCTTTTGTTGTATATGTATTATGATCATATACACCATCATCATCATATACGCTATCAATACATTTTGAAATAATTTTCATCATTTCATCTACTCCACCTTCTTGATTAATATCTGCTAAATCATCAATAGCTGGATATCTCATAATAAGACCTACACTATCAGTTAAAGATATAGTATTCTCTACATCAGATGTTGGTATTTTAATATCATCTAAATCAATATGAACATCAGTTAAGTGTTCGCATTCTGTACACTTTAGTCTGACATCAACCTTTTCACCAACTGACTTTGATCTTAAAGCTAAAAATAAAGCTTCTATATCAAACATTGATAGTTTGTTAACATCAATCTCATCAAATACACATGATTTAATTACATCCTTCACGGCTCGTATTATTTGCTTTTGATCATTAGATTCTAAAGCAATCATAAGAACCTTTTCTTCTTTTACAAGATAAGGTCTGAAGCTAACCTCTTTTTTTATAGACGGAATAACTGTTGTATATCTCGCCGTATTCAATTGTGGCAATGCCATTTTAATAATCTCCTATAATATTATCCAAGTATATCAAGTGCGGAACTAATAGCACTAAGTGTACTACTTAATGGTCCCTCTGGTACATATTTATCATACGCAAATGTCACACTCATTTTCATTAGTGTTTGTGATTCTTGATTTAATTCAATAGCATCCATTGTAATTGGAAATGCTTTTTCAAGTTTTACACCATACACTGGTACATTTTTTTGATCCAATTGTTGAATAATAACATCAACAGCATAGTTTTCTTTAAATCCAACTATGTATGAATCAGCACTAAAAATATTTGACATCCAATTGTCAAACATCTTTCTCATATAATAATCATTTGTCAATAAAAACTCTATCGTAATGTCATCATCGATAAATGTATATGGAAACTTATTTGCTTGTTTATAATCTTGATGTTCAAAGGTACTAATATTTCTTCCAGGTAATGATACACTTTGACAAAGTATTGATATATCTCTTGGATCATTTACTAAGTTCTGTGGACTAAAATTACCTGATATAACAGAACCAATTATACTACCAATATCAAGATTTAAAATTGATTGACTGGGTGGTGTAAAGATTACATTAAATCTATTAGATGGTGCTATACCACCTTTCTTTGATATTAATGATTTTAAGTTATCAATACTACTCACGGTCTCCTCGCGATTCTAAGACTTTCATTCCAAATAGAAGCCTTACTCTTTTTCTTAAATTGTTCTACTGGCAAAAAGATAGCTATTTCCCAATCTGTCATTGGCACTCTGGAAAATTGCGATACTACATGATCTCCTAAATAATGTTTGAAACATGGTTTAAATTCTTTAAACTTTCTTACACTTTGTAAAAGATCATATCTTAATTTAATTAATCTTGTTGTATCTTTTATATTATTTGGTGCTAAAGCCATTAATTCATCAAGAAATCTAGCTCTTACACCATAATTTAAATAGTGTAAATTTAATCCATAGAATCCACCTGGTGCACCATCTATCATAATTGTCAGTGGAAATCTATCATAATATGGTAATGTTTCTTTCATCTTTGGATCATAAAAATACATATACATATTACCTCGTATATTACGAGATGTTCGATCTAAAGCTTCATCTTTTAATAATGCTTTTCTATTTGGCATTACTAATTCTTGTACCTTTTTTTCAAACCACTTACGCGATTGTTTTGTTCTGGCTGTTACACCAGCTCGTTGTGCTTGTGCTTGTAATGTATCAAATAAACTTGCCATATAAACTATTTATAAAGATCTTATAGTACTTTGATGCCAAGATTCTTTAAAGTTTCTTCAGTCCAAACCTGAAACTTCCATCCATTATGTTCGGCAAATTTATTTGCAGCTTCCCACTTATCATTATTTTTAATGTAAGTTAGCTGTTCGTTGATAAACTTTTTAGTTTTACGTGATCTTGGCTTTGGTGGTTGAGTTTCTTTTTTAGGTTTTATTTCTATGAGATATGTCTTTTTATTATCCATTTGAATTAATAGATCAACATAATAACGATGGAGTTTCTTATCTACAGAGGATACATAAGGTACTACAACTTCTTCTGAGTTCCAGAGTTTTACATTTGGATTATTTTCGCACCATCTAAATGTATTGCGTTCCCATAATGAACGATATATTACCTTTCGTGGATCGCCAGCATACTTATCTGGTTTTTTTATTGTGTATCTTCCCTTGTAACTCATATAAATAATCAATATAGTTTATTTTATTTATACAGGAAAAAAGAATGAGTACATTAGTATTTCCACCAAAGTTAAGAACATCAGGCCCTAATGGAGAGGGATTGCCTAGTATTAGATTTTCTCCAAACTCAAAAGAATTAACTGAAGATTTTCAGTCAATACAATTATATTTACCATCAGGATTACAATTTACAGACGGTGCTAGTTATTCTGGTGTAGAATTAGGTACAATTGCTGCAGCAAAAAGTACTATCGACAAATTATCCACAAAGGAGGGAAAAAAAGAGTTATTTACCAATAATGAAACTTTAGTTGCAGGTTTAAAAATTTTAGACAAAATGGGTGCTGATCAAAATGCTATAGCTTCTACAGCTTTAGCTAGAGGTGTTGCATTTAATCCACAGACCGCATTAGCATTTGAATCAATGAATATGAGACAATTTTCTTTTTCTTTTACTTTAGTTCCAGAGAGCGAAAAAGAAGCATTTCAAATTAGAGATATTGAAACATTTTTTAGAAAATATATGTATACAAAAGTAGAAGGTTTTATTTCTAAATATCCTCCTGTATTTCGTATACAATTTTTTGATGGTAATAGTGATGAAGAATCTATTTTTATGCCGATGATATATGATGCATATCTTTCAGGTTTAGATGTAACAATAAATCCTGAAGGTAATAGTTTTCATAAGACATCAAAAGGTTATGCACCAACATCTACAACATTGAGTTTAACATTCCAAGAAGGTCGTATGTTATCAAGAGATGATTTATTTAAAGAAAAATTATCATATAATTATGATAGACCTGAAGGACCAATTTCAACTATTAGTCCATCTAATGGAGAAGCAGGATAATGGCATTTTTTAAACAATTTCCAAAAGTTGATTATGATTTTAATAATCAAGGTATTAATCAAAAGCTTACAGATATTTTTAGATCTGTCAGAGTTTTACCAACTTTTATTGATGATTTTTCAGCATATAAGTTTTATGAAATAAAAAATGGAGAAAGACCTGATGTTGTTTCATTAAGATTATATGGATCATCAGCATATTATTGGACATTCTTTGTAATCAATGATTTTCTTCATGATGGTTATCGCGCTTGGCCGATGAGTCAAGAACAATTCTATGATTATATTAATAAAGAATATGAGGGATATGTTATTGAAACGCATCCAGAGATAGTTAAAACTGGTGATGGTATTATAACAGATTTTAAAAATAGTATTGCTGGTAGGTTTACATTAGGCGAACAAATACGAGGAGCAACTTCTGGTGCAATTGGTACACTTACCAAAAAGCATATTGATATGAATCAATTAATTATTCAAAATGTAACAGGTGCATTTGTTGGAGATCCAGATGCAATACCCAATGTCACTGAATTAATTATAGGACAATCATCTGGAGATAGTGTTTCAACTTATGATGTATGGAAATTTGCAGATGCTCCATATTATTATTATGATGAAAATGATGGTAATAAAAAACCAGTATCAAGTGCATCACATTTCTCTGATGCTTCAACTGGTGGAGTAGCAAGAAGTGACCTTGCATATATTACATATCGTGATCATGAGTTTGAGCTTAACGAAGAAAGATCTAAAATTCG